TCTAGGAGCTACCCCTACAGTGAGGGACTCCTAGAGGTCATCATTATCTTCTTCTTTATACAGTATATAATAAGCCACTAGAGGACTAGATCAGAGCTAACACTCAGGGAGTATATACTCAGGGGGCACACAACCCTATAGTTACATAGGGTCCAGAGGCTCGTTGTCAAGGGTTCATACAGATCACGAATTGTTACAAGTATTGAAACATAAAGAACACTTGAGTAGGCGTGCCTACGACACTTGCTTTTCCTTGAGAGAACGCTTAGATAACACATCTAGCAAATAAGTAGGCGTGCCTACGACACTTGGAGATACAGATGATCGATAACCTTTGTCCGTCTTGTGGTGATGACCTAGACTGGCCTAGTGGAGATGGTTGTGCTAACATGACAGCCCACAAGAACGACAACAAGCCTTGGGAATTTCTTGTTACTGAAGTAGTTGACAATGAAGACGGTGGTACGACCATCAGCTTCGACCTTGATAAGGAAGCTCATAAAGCAATGGCTAACCTTGGTGTCCAGTTTGTGTTGCATTGCGCTGCTGCTCAGGTAGATATGCAAGTTGCTTTGGATGCTATCTTGAAGATGGGAGAGCTTGATGACTGAGAAATATCTAATTGAACTTCTCCGAGAGGGGCAGATGAACGATGCAGAATTTCGGAGCGTTGTGAGTATACTGTACAAACTATCAACCGTAACGCGGATCACAACACGGGAAAGGCTGACACATGACTGATGAATTGGTGGAGCGACTGCGTGCTGTTGACCATATGAGCCTTGAAGACTGTTTTTGTCAGTCGTCACTTTATGACCAAGCCGCCGACCGCATTGAGAAAGCAGAGTCAGAATGGCGCAAATATGAATCTGCTTGGATGACCGCCGAGGGTAAGTTGGCTGACGCAGAGGCAGACAACGCGCGGCTGAAAGCAGTTCTTTGGAAATGGTGATATTGGAGCGTCCATAACACCGGAAAGGAAGCAAAATGACCGACGATAAAATGATCCGGCTAGTTGACGCTTTGAATGTGCCGTTTCCGCCAGACTGGCGCGACCGCGCGATTGGGTTTCAAGGCGGTCTTAAAATGCAAGCCGCGTGGCGTGATGGATTTTATGCCTGCCTCAATACCATTGAAGCCCTCAACACCGGAAAGGAGCCAATGCGTGAGACCCGCTTTGCACAGTGCGACATCTTTGAGGAGGAGCCGAGCCATGAGTGATAAACACCCTATGAGGGACATACCAGTTACAATCTTCCAGCGTATAGAAGGGGACGGCCCAGCCTTCATCTCTAAGTTCGAACCCTTCAAGGAGTACCCTATCTTCTTCACAGGAACAACGGCTGATGAAGTACGTAAGTCTGCAAAGGACTTTGCTGAAGATGCTGTAGCTAAGAACGAAGAGAAATTTCTTGCCAGACAGGCAGCTATGGAGAAGACACGGGCAACTCGTGCTAAGAAGAAGGAGAAAGTCCATGAGTGACGGGCGTCTGCAAATCTGCCGCGTGCCGACATGGGGCTTCAGCATCACCGAGGCAAGCTATTACGGGTGGCGCTGGGGCGCGCATGTGGGGCCGTGGATTGTGCTATTTGGAAAGCCGCAGTGGCCCGCTGGCTTCATGCAATGCGGACGTGATTGTTATTACGGCGACGACAACTGCAACGAATATTGCTGCGGTTCGGCAACTTACCCACCCATGATCCGCAAGGGAGACCAGCCATAACTGAATTATCCCACCAACCCTGCCCCCATGAATCCTGTGGGTCATCTGATGCCTTCAGTTGGTCTACAAGAAAGCAAACAGGCTATTGCCACTCTTGTGGTAGCTCCTACCCCTCCAAGAAAATGCACGTCTTTGATTGGGCTGCTGAACGGTATCCCCTGAAGGGAAATCAAGGGTTTGTTGTTATAGAAGAAGATGAAGGAGACTACATGGATAGTTCATGTGCATCAAAACTTAAAGTTGTAGCACACGGGGACGGAGATTACCTTCCCCTTCGTGGTATCCTGAAAGGGACTATGGAGTTCTACAATGTAAGTACCTACAGCAAAGATGGTGAACCAACCCATCAAGATTATGTCTACCCCAATGGGTCCACCAAGACCCGTGTGTTCCCTAAAGACTTCCATACTAACTCAGGGTTCAAGGGGGACATGCTCTTCGGTATGGACAAGTTCCCTGCTGGCTCTGCAATAGCTGTGACTATCTGTGAGGGTGAGCTTGATGCCCTCTCGGCCTTTCAGATGATGGGTAGTCAGTCTCCTGTTGTAAGCCTACCAAGTGCTACCCCAAGTAAGAAGCTCCTAGAGAACTGTAGGGATTGGCTTGGGTCCTTCGATAAGATTTACCTTAGCCTAGACTCTGACAACAAGGCTGACAAGTTCGCTCTGGCTCTGATGAACCTGTTCCCTAGTCGTGTGTACCACGTACCACATGACAAGTTCAAGGATGCCAATGAGTTCCTACAGGCTGGTAAGGCCCAACTCTACAAGCATTGCTGGTACAACGCCAAGCTCTTTACGCCTGACAACATCTACTCTACAGAGGAACGGTTCCTAGAGCTTCTCCATGATACCCCTGAGCACAGCTATATCCCTACAGGTATTGCAGCCCTTGATGAGAAAATCCTTGGTCTAATGCGTGGTCACTTCACAGTGATCAAAGGACCTACCGGGATTGGTAAGTCTGAGCTTATGCGTTACCTTGAGAGCAACTTCGTTAACAACTACCCCAAGGTCAAGTTTGCTACATGGCACCTAGAAGAGACTAAGCTTCGTAGCCTTCTTGGTGTTGTATCCTACTACCTCAAGGACAACCTTACCCGTAAGGACCTGATCGAACAGAAGGGTCGCATGGGTGATGTCGAGATGGCTATCAAGGGAATTAGTCAGAACACTGGCTACATGCAGTTTCACCTACGGGAAGAGGATGGTGCAGAGGAACTGATTGACCAGATCAGGGTACTTACTCAGGTCTATGGTTGTGAGTTCATTATGATGGAACCCATCCAAGATATCGTAACTGTAGGGTCAGATGAGAGCAAAGAAGCTGCCCTTGCTGAACTTGCTGTACGTCTCTCTAAGCTGGCTGCTGACCTCAATGTGGGTATCATTACTATCGCTCACACTAACGAGATGGGAGAGGTCAAGTACTGTCGTATGATTGGGCAACGAGCCTCTGTCATTATCGACATCCAACGTGACAAAGATAGTGAGAACCTTCTTGACAGGAATACCACAAAGCTGGTAATTAAGAAGAACAGACCAACTGGCCTAGAGGGTGCTGCGGGAGAACTCCTGTTTGACCCTGAGACATTCACTCTTAGTGAGAAAGTAGACACATGGTAAAGACACCTGATGAATTGTTTGATCTGTGGCTTGAAGGAGAGTTGATTTCGGGTTTAACTCGTAAAGACTTCTGCTACAAACATGGCCTTGACATCAAAGATATGCGATGGGCTTTCTGTGGTGGTGTAAGCTTCTCTGTATTTAATAGGTTTGCTAATGACGTTCAATGAGTGGCTAGATGACCGTCTGTATCGCGTACAAGCTACCTTTGCCCATATGGACAGCCATGATTGGCAAGCCCTCTTGGATTGGCTAGAAGCTGCTTATAGGCTTGGCTACCAAGAGGGTAGAAAAGAAAACGAAGGGGTTCCGTTCTGATGGAAGCAATAACCAATACACCTGAACATATCTGGATTGAGGATAATTTTGGCGATGGTGAAGGAGACCAGTGGGCATACGCAACGTGGGATGATCGAAGCCACAGGGAATATGATGTCGAATACGTCCGCGCCGACATCGTGCAGGCCATGCGTCGTGAGCGTGACCGACTGCGTAAAGAGCTAGAGAACATCGCAGATGACTGCGAAGCTGAGTATCCACCGTCACATGGGGCCATCAAGTATGCAATCCGAATGGCTCTAAAGGGAGAGTAAGAATGAAATACATCGTCTTCGACACCGAGAGTGACGGACTTGCTTACGAGGCAACAAAACTGCATGTCTTCGCTTGGTCCGAAGATGGCAAGACTGTAGAAGTTACTCACGACTATCAGGTTATGCGTGATGTGCTGTCACAACAAGACTGCATGTTTGTTGCTCACAATGCTGTCAGGCATGACCTACCCCTGATCAACCGTATCCTTGGCCTTGAACTGGACTACACTGGGTTCGTGGATACACTGTTGTTGTCGTGGTATCTTAACTTCGACAGGGACCGTCATGGCCTTGAGCAGTACGGTATCCAGTATGGTGTACCTAAGCCCAAGATCACTGACTGGAACAGCCTTACACCTGAGCAGTACGCCCATCGTGTAACAGAAGATGTCAAGATCAACTATCGCTTGTGGAAAGAGCTTGAGCGTAAACTTAAGTCTTTGTATGGCACAGAGGATGAGATGCTTCGTCTCAACCAGTACCTGAGCTTCAAGGCTGATTGTGGTCGTGAGCAAGAGGCTAACCCCGTCACACTAGACATGGCCTCTGTACAGAAGCACTTCGATACTCTCTCTGAGATGCAACAAACCAAGATAGCTGAACTATCTAAGGTTATGCCCAAGAAGCCTATCTACAAGCAAGTCAACAAGCCTCAGATTATCTATAAGAAAGATGGTAGTCTGTCTATCTACGGTGAAGCTTGGCTCAATACACTCAAGGAACTCAAGCTTCCTGACAGTGTTGTGGGTCCGGTCAATGTTCTTCTTGGTTATCAGGACGGCAACCCCAATAGTCACGAGCAAGTCAAGGACTGGTTGTTCTCTCTTGGTTGGAAGCCTAAGACCTTTAAGTATGTCAAAGAGGATGACGGTACAGAGAGGGCTATCCCTCAGATCAAGAACGGAGAGGAACTCTGTACCAGCGTAGAAGACCTTGCAGAGGATACCCCAGCGGTACAATTACTCGTTGATATGGGCATCATCCAGCATCGTAGAGGGGTCTTCAAGTCCTTCTTGGACAACCAGACTGACGGTAAGGTTGTAGCTAGTTTTGGTGGTCTAACCAACACCTTCAGGCTACAGCACAGGAAGCCCATTGTGAACCTTCCAAAGGTCGATAAGCCTTGGGGTAAGGAAATTCGTGGGTGTATCACTGCACCTGAAGGTATGGTCCTCTGTGGGGCTGATATGGTCTCTCTAGAGGATACAACCAAGCGTCACTACATGGTCCCGTTTGACCCTGACTACGTAGAGGAAATGTGCCAAGAGGGTTTCGACCCCCACCTTGATCTTGCAGCGTTTGCTGGTGCTATTACCCGTGAACAGGTTGAGCAACACAAGGAAGGGAAGATTAACCTCAAGGCTATCCGTAGCCAATACAAGGCTGCAAACTATAGCTGCGTGTATGGTGTCGGTAAGACTAAGCTGGCTAGGACCTTGGGTATCAGTCTCAAGGAAGCAGCCAAACTGATTGAGGATTACTGGAAGCGTAACTTCTCAGTTAGGAAGGCTGTGGAGAAGTTTGAGATGAAGACTGTTGGTCCTTACATGTGGGTCAAGAACCCTGTGTCTGGCTTCTGGCATAACCTTCGCTCAGAGAAGGATGCGTTCTCTACAGTGAACCAGAGTACAGGTGTCTATGCTTTCGACACTTGGTTGTACTTTGTTCGTAAACAGGGTGTTGTAAAAAGGCTAGAGATGCACGATGAGATTGGTTTCTATTTACCAAAAGGAGAAGAAGCTAAATATGAAGCTCTCTTGAAAGACGCTATCAGCAAAGCTAATGATAAACTGAAACTAAATGTCTTGTTGTACATAGATGTGCAATTTGGGAGGAGTTATGCCGAAACACATTAAACCTGTCCCTAAAGAAGTTGACGACTTCGTACTCCACAACTTTCACTATGATAAAGAAACCGGGGGGTTGTATAGGCGCACTGGTCAAACCTTGTTTAAGCCTTGTGGGTCCGTAAACAGTCAAGGATATCTTGATGTGGATTTGAGAAAAGCTTACGGTAAGGTTGTTGCAAGGAACACAAGAGTTCACAGGATTATTTGGTTCTTGTCGTATGGAGTATGGCCCGACTTCATCGTTGACCACATAGACGGAGATAAACAAAACAACAAACTGTCTAACCTAAGACAAGCAGATCAATCTTCGAACCAAATGAATGCCATTTCTCGGAAGAAGAAAAGCTGCCCCTTCAAGGGAGTTTGTCCCTCTCCCGGCGTAAATAAGTGGCGGGCTTATATTGGCATCGGTAATGGTAAAACGAAACATCTCGGTGTCTTCAACTGTCCAACCTTAGCTGCGCTGTCTTACGATAAAGAGGCCAGAACTAGGTTTGGGGATTTCGCGAGACTTAACTTCCCATTTAAGGGTGAACAATCAGCAATGGTGTACTAATGGACATGACATATGAAGACTATCTTGAGTTCTACACTCACTTCTTCTATTCTAAAAACTACGATTTGTGGTCAAAACTGAAATAAAAGTGTATGAAAAGGTTGACAGAATTGCTCTGAAGACATATCTAAATTAACCCAAGACCCGACAACCTATTGAGGAAAATATGGCTAACAATAAAACGAAGTACGTCACACTTGATGCTGAACTTGAGTACGCTCAGGTGTTCCTTGAGAACCGTGATATGGGGAACGCACAAGTAGACCACTCCGATACGGATGGTGTGTACAAAGTCACTCTGATCCTTGACGAAGACGGAATGAATAAAGCTATCGAAGCTGGGTGCCCTCAGAAGCAAGGTGCCTTTGCCCAGTTCAAACCCTTTGAGCGCGATGGTAAGACGCTCTATAAGTTTACTGTTCGTCGTCCCCATGTCCACCCTCGCTTCATGGTCATGGATGAGAACAACCAACCCACTGATGAGCGCCTGACCCTTGGACCACCCCAAGTGTTTGACCTGAACATTGCCAAAGCCGCTTGGGAAGCAGCAGAGCAGAAGGGTCGTCTTGATCAGTACTCTACCCCTTGGACCATTGAAGACGGTCTGATCGGTAATGGCTCTAAAGCCAAGGTCAAGCTTGCTGTTGCTTCTGGTATTGGTGTTCACGGTAAGGCCAAGGGTAAGACCTTCACTAAAGTTGAACTCATGGGTCTTGGCTTGACTAACATTGTTGAGTACGTTGGTGGTAATAGCGCTGGTGGGTGGGAATAAGATGAACTATAACTTTCATGGTTATGATGATGTTCCAAATGTTAGTGGACGAAGCGTCTCTGTCAGTCAAGGAGACCTTGAGTACCTTGGTGACGTAGCTGAGTTGTTCCTGACCTTTCTTCATGCCGCTGGTTATAGTTATGTTCGTAGTGTTGTTGTAATCAAAGATGATGGTCAGGAGGTCAGCACTCAATGAAGATTAGCGCAAAGCTGGTGGCCTTGACACAACCTGTTATTGGTACACCAGCAGCTAATTCGGAGGCTCTCATCGCGTACTGCGCGAGGGTCTCCAACCCCAACAACCAAGATAACCCTGACTACTCTAAGCTTCTTGACTACTGTATCCGTAATAAACATTGGTCAGTCTTTGAGATGGCTAACGCTATTGTTGAGGTAGAGGCACCAAGGGATATCACCCGTCAGCTTCTGCGTCATCGTAGCTTCTGTTTCCAAGAGTTCAGTCAACGGTACTCTGATGAGATTGAGTTTACGGATCGTGAGTTCCGTAGGCAAGATGATAAGAATCGTCAGAATAGTGTTGATGATCTAGACGAACAGTACAATCAAATCTGTGAGAATCGGGCTGATGAAGTGGTTTCAGATGCGATTAGTTATTACTCATGGATGCGTAAACATGGTGTTGCTAAAGAGTGTGCCCGTGTAATCCTTCCCGAAGGGCTTACCATGAGTAAGCTTTATGTTAACGGAACAGTTCGTAGTTGGTTGCATTATCTTGATGTGCGTGATGATCCCGGTGTTACCCAATGGGAACATGTCTTGCTTGCTCGTGAAATTCGTAAGGTCCTAGAACCAGCTTTCCCAACCATATTTAAGGTAGACAACAATGCGGGCTGAGAACAAACTTGATCTGATTAAAACTATCCTAGAAGAAGACATGGGTTATTACAACAAGACCTACGAGGCTATCGACAGTGTTGTTGTAAACTCCCTGAAGGAGAACATCTACTTCCTTAGTGACCCTTCAAATGACCCCTTTGAGACCCCTGACAATAAGGCTCGTTGTCTAGCCTCTTTCTATCAGGTACTGTCCTACTACCTTACCCCAGAGGAATATACACAGTTCGTTGAGTGGATGCGTGATAAGTGAAACTCCTCATTGATGGCGATCCGCTGACATATCAAGCAGCGTTTAGTCAGGATGGGCAGACTGTTGGTGGTATCTGTGATAAACTTGATAAGATCATTGAGGAAATCTTACAGGCCACCAACCCCTACGCTACAAAAGAGGATTATCAAATCTTCCTGACGGGGAAGGGTAACTATCGAAATGAAGTCTCTGATACTTATAAGATGAACAGAGTAGGTCGAGAGAAACCCTTACTTCTAGGCTTTGCTAGGCAATACTTGATTGATACCTACGGAGCCACAGTCAGCGAAGGGCAAGAAGCTGATGATGATATCGCTATTGAAGCAACCCGTTTATATCCTGATTGCGTTATTGTATCTGTCGATAAAGACTTTAGGACTATCCCCAGCACTATCTATAATCCACGAAGGCAAAGCTGGGAAAAGATAACTGAAGAAGCTGCAATGTTCAACTTCTATGAACAAGTTCTAACTGGTGATGCTGTAGACAATATTATTGGTATCTACAAGGTTGGTCCTAAGACAGCACAGAAGATGCTCTCAGAGTGCCAAACTGACGTAGAAATGTTCAAAGTGTGTGTTGAAGCCTACGAGAACGATGTTGAACGAGTAATTATGAATGCGAGGTTGTTGTGGCTAAGGCGACAAGAAAATCAAGTATGGATGCCGCCCATCGACTAGGTTATCGTTCTGGCCTAGAAGTCAAGGTTGCAACACAACTACAAGAGTCTGGTGTTGAGTTCGGATATGAAACCACAAAGATCAAGTATCAAGTGGATGAAGTCAGGAGCTACACACCAGACTTTACTTTTCCTAATGGTCTGATAGTCGAGACTAAGGGGAGGTTCGTGAGTGCAGATAGGAAGAAACACTTGCTTATCAAGAAGCAATACCCTAAGCTAGACATTAGGTTTGTGTTCTCTAACTCTAAGGCTAAGATAAACAAAGGGTCTAAGACCAGTTATGGTGACTGGTGTGACCAACATGGCTTCATTTATGCTGACAAGGAGATTCCAGACAAATGGCTAAAGTAGTGAATGTGCTTCGTGGTCCAATTCATTCCAGTGAAGTTCCTGACTGGGACATGGACGATGATGGGTTCGGTCTTCTCTACAACGAGGGCTATGTCTTGTATGTCACTATGCAGGATGATCGTGGGGTCCTCAGTGAGGAAGAGCTTGTGTTTGAAGACTTTGATGAAGCAATGATTATGGTCGAACACTTTGTTGATCAGGTCGTTTCTCTAGTATGGGATGAAGACCTTTGACCAAGACAGCAATCGTATGGACTTGTGCTCATGCTCATGGTGATGTAAGTAATGAAAGGTTCACTTGGCTAGGTGATCTGATCGAAGACATCAAACCCGATTATGTTGTTGATCTAGGTGACGGGGCTGACATGCAGAGCCTCAACACTTACGATACGCGCTACCCACAGGCTATTGTGGCACAGTCCTACCAGCGTGACGTAGAAGCCTACAACGAGGCTATGGACCGTATCTGGGGCCGGTACAAGCTATCTAAGAAGAAGCGACCTTGGCGTATCGGCTTTGAAGGGAACCACGAGAACCGCATCAGGAAAGCTATCGGGCATGACCCACGATTAGAAGGGGACAAGTTTGGAATCTCATTTTCCCATCTTCAAACAGACCACTGGTTCGATGAGTACCACGGATACAAAAACTCTGGACCAGCCCTTGTTGACTACGATGGTGTGCTCTACGGTCATTACGTATCTAGTGGTAACTTTGGTTCAGCAATGTCTACTAAGCATCATGGCTATAGCCTTGTTGAAAAGCTGGCCTATAGTTGCACTGTTGGTCATAGTCACAAGTTTCACTATTACAGGAAAGCTGATGCTAGACCTAAGCCGTTACATGGTCTTGTTGCAGGGTGCTTCAAAGGTGCAGAAGAAAAGTGGGCAGGACAAGCAAACTCGGAGTGGAGCAAAGGTGTCATCATTAAACGCTATATTGAAAACGGTGATTACGACATGCAATGGATTAGCCTTAAAGCTTTACAAAAAGAGTATGGAAATGGCTAAGAGAGCTAAGGTCAAAAGCAACAACATCCAAGAGAAGCCCAGACGGGCGCGGGATTGGTATGCCACACCAGAGAGGGTTGTAGAGCCTCTGATCGCCCATCTACCAGAGTACGGCACCTTCTGTGAACCTTGTGCTGGTGATGGTCGTCTGTCCAAGCACATTGAGAGCTTGACCTGTGATGCCTTGTGGCCTAGACAACAGTATGACATTGAACCACAAGCAGATGGTATCGTCAAGAAAGATGCCTTGACCCTAGTTTCTGAAGACCTCTTTGAGATTGACTTGCTGATCACTAATCCACCCTTTGAGTGGGAAACACTACAGCAGATGCTAGAGTTGTTCCCTACACTAAAGCCGACTTGGTTGTTGTTGCCATTTGGTTATGCTTGCAACAAGAGGATGGCACCTTACATGGATATCTGTAAGAAGGTTGTTCCTATTGGTCGTGTCAAGTGGATTGAAGACAGTAAGCAGTCCAGTACAGATGACTTCGCTTGGTTCCTGTTCGACGCTTCTCACGTAGCTTACACAAGATTGTACCCTAGAAAATGACTAAAGAAGAAATCCTAAAGATCATTGAAGAACACGGCTTCGTCAATATCCTGAAAGAAAACAACCTGACCCTGTGGAAAGTCCTTGATGTGCTAGACACACTAGGCTATGTGTACTTGGAGAGATACAAGGATGATTACTGATGCCTAAATGGGAACTCAAGTCAGAGTTTGATACCTTCCAAGACGAGTGCAAGAAGACTGCCATCTACCCAAAGGACACTGGACTATTGTACGTCACACTAGGTCTAATGAACGAGTGTGGAGAGTTTGGTGGTCATATCAAGAAGATGATCCGAGACAGCAAGATTGACGACAAGGCTGCTGCCAAAGAGCTTGGGGATTGTTTGTGGTATCTGGCTATGTGTGCAGAAGAGCTTGGGTATGACCTAAGTGAGATTGCTGCTATGGTAACTGCAAAGCTTAAGGATCGTGCTGCTCGTGGGGTTCTTAAGTGTTCTGGCGATGAACGCTAGGTATTACTATGAGTTTGATGAAGAGCAATATGTAATCCTCGAAGATAGTGGGGGCTGCGAACATGGCGCATACTACGACACAGCTTGTTTTTGGGTTTGCACTCTTGAGGATGCCCAAGAGGCTGTAGAGATTTTGAACAACTTATACAGGCAAGTTCATGACCGTTGAAGAACTCATAGAAAGATTAGAGAAGATCAGGGATAAGAGTGTTCCTGTAGTTCTTGTCGAGTGGTCTAAGCAAACACCACTAACCTGTAAATGTGACTTGACACCAAATCGTCTTGTGGTACAAGCACACCGTCTAGCCATCATTGTTGAATAAGAGAAAGAATAAATGAGCAACTATCTTCCTACTGACTACCAAGCCTTTATCGCAACATCACGCTATGCCCGTTGGATCGACACAGAGAATCGTCGTGAGACTTGGGGTGAGACTGTTAGCCGTTACATTGAGAATGTGGTAAAGCCTAAACTCATTGCTATTAATGGCGGACCTAATGGCGACCTTCAGGGTACTGCTTACGAGATTGAACAGGCTATCCTCAATCTTGAAGTCATGCCCTCTATGCGTACCATGATGACCGCTGGGCCTGCCCTTGAGCGTGACAACACAGCAGGCTATAATTGTTCCTACATGCCTGTAGACGACCCTAAGTCCTTTGACGAGGCTATGTTCATCTTGCTCTGTGGTACAGGTGTAGGGTTCTCTGTTGAGCGCCAATACATCAGTAAGCTCCCTGATGTTCCTGAGCAGATGTTCAAGAGCGAGACCACTATCGTAGTCAAGGACAGCAAAGAGGGTTGGGCCAAGGCTCTCCGTCAGCTTATCAGCCTGCTCTATGCTGGTGAAATCCCTAACTGGGATGTGACCAAGGTTCGTCCTGCTGGTGCTAAACTCAAGACCTTTGGTGGTCGTGCATCAGGTCCTGCCCCTCTGATCGAACTCTTTATCTTTACCGTCAACACCTTTGTTGCAGCTAAGGGACGTAAGCTTTCCTCTATTGAATGCCACGACTTGATGTGTAAGATCGGTGAGGTTGTAGTTGTTGGTGGTGTCCGTCGCTCTGCTATGATCAGTCTGTCTAACCTCTTTGATGACCGTATGCGTCATGCTAAGAGTGGTCAATGGTGGGAGAACAATGGTCAACGCTCTCTGGCTAACAACTCTGTAGCTTACACTGAGAAGCCTGACATGGAAACCTTCATGCGGGAATGGCTGTCTCTGGTAGAGAGCAAGTCAGGTGAACGTGGTATCTTCTCTCGTCCAGCTAGTAAGAAGCAGGCTATCAAGAGTGGTCGTCGTGATCCTAACTATGAGTTCGGGACTAACCCTTGCTCGGAGATTATCCTTCGTCCTTACCAGTTCTGTAACCTGTCAGAGGTTGTAGTTCGTGCCACAGATACTCTATCTGACCTTGAGCGTAAGGTTCGTATTGCTGCCATCCTTGGTACTATCCAGTCTACCTTGACACACTTCCCATATCTCCGTAAGGTATGGAAGGACAACACAGAAGAAGAGCGGTTGCTTGGTGTATCGTTGACTGGTATTATGGATAATGCAATGCTCTCTGGCAAAGCACCTGTCCCAATGTCATCTGGTCTTGTTGGTCTTGATAATCTTTTGGAGCACCTAAAGAATGTTGCTGTGGCTACTAACGCTGAATGGGCTGCTAAACTTGGTATCAATCCATCTGTTGCTATCACTTGTGTCAAACCTTCCGGCACGGTATCTCAACTTGTTGACAGTGCTTCTGGCATTCACGCTCGTCATTCTCCCTATTACATTCGGACTGTTAGAGGTGACAATAAGGACCCACTGACGCAGTTTATGAAGGACCAAGGTATCCCTAGTGAACCTGATGTAATGAAGCCTGATGCTACCACTGTCTTCAGCTTCCCACAGAAGTCTCCTGTAGGGGCTGTAACCCGAAACGATATGACTGCCCTTGAACAACTTGAGATGTGGCTTACATATCAGCGTCATTGGTGTGAGCATAAGCCATCTGTGACTGTGACTGTACGGGACCATGAGTGGATGGAAGTAGGTGCTTG